ATGAGCGAAGACTACCCCCCAGGATCGATTTGGCAAGATGACTCTTCTCTCGGAATCGATGGTTTAGTGGATGTCTACGTAATGATTCGCGAGTGGGTGTTTATGGGAAGGTTCAAGCCGATGAATTTCTTTAGTCCTGTGAGGAAGAGTTTGGAGCCTCCGGCAACGGCATCCAGTGGGTCACGTGGTATAATCCGCTTCCTTCGCGGCAATTACAAATCACGCTCCAAGTTTCTAAAGAGCTATAACATGCAACAAAAATCCCATCTTCTTCATCTGAAACTAAAACATTTTCACTGTGATAAACTTCACGCGACAATTTTGGTTTTATAAAAAATGGCAAACCCTCTTTAACACTGATCCACTCACTCATTAGCCAACTCCCGCATTAGTCTCTTAACCCCAGGCATCTCTAGAAGCTTCCTTAGAGCGTCTTCGATGGTGTAGGAACAATTGGTTAAAGTAATTGTATGCCTTTTTTTAGATTTAGGAGAAACATAGCAGAGACAGTCAGTACAATGCTCGCCGCACTCATCGCATTCACCGCTCATTCCAACCCCTCTAGCTCTTCATCTGCAATATCATCCGTCACATCAAGGCACATGCCGAATGGATGTTGACCGCATTCGCAGATTTCGGGAGTTATGGTCTTGACTTTCATATCTTCTTAAACCCTCCCCAAAAAACCACATCTCATCTTTGCCCAAAACAGGCAAATCCTCAACAAAAGTTCCCAATTCTTTTAATAGTTTTTTCAAATAAGGATGTGCATTTGGGCTATGCTCGAAAAATTCCAAACGCTCCGAATAGCTGGCCAAGGCTCCCCTAATTTTATTCCACACCATCCTTTCTTCACTGCTCATCAAGGGAGATACTGTGTGAAGAAAGGATTTTATAGCCTCTCTACTCGGTATCCATTTCATGCTTCTTTCCTCGTATTTTCCTTGATTTTTGGCGATCTTTATGCTGTAAATAACTAAGTTCGATGGCATACTTCATAAACTTTTTTACGGTCTTTTCGTCTTTCCAGTTTGGGGCCAAGGTACAGAAAAACCAAGCAAAAACACTGCACATCATTGAATATGCTTCGGTCAATGAATCGTTATCATCGCAACTTTTAAGAACTTTTGTAGTCCTATCCATTATTTGTTTTGAAAAAAATTCAGAAAACGCAGCTTCATCAGGAGTAAGACTCATATCTTCCTAAATCCCCCGCCCCCAAGCGTCTTACCGTCGCTCTCAGGCATTGTGTTAACTCTGTGAGAAGAAATTCCGTAGCGTAGGGCGTCGCAATTGTGCACTAAAAGTCCATCTGCAAAATATTCACTTTCTTTATCCACGGACAGATTGTAAACCTTTCTCCAACCAATTGGCCTTCGCAAAACAGGCTCTAGAGCAGTATTTGGCTTTTCTATATTTATTAACAAAGAACTCCCGATCACATCTAGGACATTTTCTAGGCTCATCGTCAGCTCCAGAATTACGCCTCCAGGCAGACTTACATTTATTTGAACAAAAGCAGTTTTTTGTATTGGATCTTTTTTTTGTCCTGTAGATCCCCCCACAGTTTTTACAAACAAGTTCTCTGGTCTCCCAGTTTCCAAAGGACTGCCTGCGAGCGTGTTCTTTGTGCCACTCTCTTCCTTGATCTGATTTATGCCACTCAACAGCTCTATTCCTGCAAGTGTCCGAAAAGCGGTATGTACGATCTTCTCTATGTCTTTGTTCATGCTCTTTTGGAGAAAGACATTCGAGATTGGATAGATCATTATTAGATGGGTCTTTGTCGATGTGATGGATATGATATCCCTTTGGTATTGGCCCATTGGCGGCGCTCCACACATCTCTATGCAAGTGAGTAGGTCTACACTTGTAGTACAGTCGCGGAGATTCTTCAGGAGCATTTGGATATCGTCGGTATTCTCTTCCTCCGAAAAATATGACCTCAGCTTCGCCATATTTGCCCATTTTTCCCCATCCTTCATAGTAATTAGGATATCTGATTGTATCAGATCGGAAGCCATTTTCCAACCATTATCCACAGTGTAAAACGGATGATTGGGCGTGCATTTTATGGGCCTATTGGCTAGATGAAATTCAAAACACTCGACTGAGGCGGACTCCCCAAGTGCTCGCACTTTTCTCAATCCCCCTCTGGTGAATACTAGATTTCCCTCTTTGATACCCTCAATATTCCCCGAACCAGCTATGAATGTATCGGCGCAAAAACAGGCATGGTCGAGAATTCCGCTTCCCTTCATGGGCTCATCATATCCCTTCTCGGCTTTCTTGCTGTCCCAAACATATCCCTCTATCTCTTTGATGAGGTTAGTGCAGCAGTCAAGTATGACCAGATTCCCTTTATACATCTCACTAGCAACGATCTGTATGCCATTAGCCACATCATTATTAGCATCAACGCAATGAATACCGAGTTTCTGTAGGTCCAGTTTAAAAGCGGCGCAGCTAGGATCAACATAAAGACCCCGAAGGGCGTACGGCTCAATAAACTTTTGAACATCTTGAGCGAACTCCGCATTGGTTTTTTGCTTATGAGTCACCGCCGGGTTCCAGTAATACTCCTTTTCTACCCACCATTTTCGCCCCGTTTGATCGTATCTGCCAGTAGATACGCCAATGACCAAGCAGCAAAACGGCGCGAGCGTGCCGTAATCAATGGCGGCAATCCAATACTCAGCGCAACGAGGTGGGCGAGAAACGACATGTAATTTAGGATCAAAAAAATCGTACACAGCACCCTCAGCAAGACACCAAATCCCTAAGTAATTGCGCTTGTAAAATAGCCCAGAGAGCGATTTTTGCATATCCTCGATGTAGCCGGGAGCCAAGAACATGCGGTTGTCTTCAATCGAGAAGTGAAGGGCATAGTAATTTGGGTCAGTCTCTGCGCGGTCTATCCATTGCTTTAGCCTGTGAGATGGCTGCTTGGGGTTCATGGCAGCAAATAGCTTGCTGTGAGCGCGGCGCAGCCTTGTCTGGATCATGTCGATGACCACGTCAGGATACAGCGTCATCTCGTCGCAGAGGCAAAGATCTAGCGTGATCCCCTGGATCTTGCCCAGCGCTCCTTCATCGCCGGCTCCGATACATAGAATGCTTTTAAGACCGTAAGCCAGTACCCCTTTTGACGACCAAGTGCATGACGGACGCACAAAGGCAAGCTCAGGGGCGTTAAAGATGAGGGTGATAACGTTCTGATAGATAGATCCCATTGAGAAGCCGAAGATGGCGATAGAGTCTCCTGGGCAGACTGCGGCCTCTTTGAGAAAAGCCACGAGTGTGCAAACTGTTTTACCCGAGCTGACAGCTCCGTGAGCGAGGTTGTATTTGGCATTGGCCTCCTGAATAAATTGCTTTTGCTTTGGGCTATAGGGTGGAAGTTTAATCGTCATTTTGGTACACCAACCTTGACCATAATGAGGGAGTGAATATGAGTGCAAGGATTTATTGTAAAGACTGCAAGGATACGATTATAAACCCTGAGAACGCTCATCTTCAGTCCTGCAAATGCGGGAAGACAATGACCCAAAGGCTTGTGAAGGGCTATGCGGTATCTCCCGGCTCGAACTACTGCCTGGTTGACGATCAAGGCAATGAGATTATGGTTAAAGAGGCGCCGCAAGAAAGGGTGATTAGTATGGGGTCGCCCCCAAACCGATCAGAGAACCCTGAGATCATTGAGGAGCTTATGCTCGCACTACACCATCAGATCGAGGTTATGGAAAGTTTGTCTCAAGGCGGACGATTTTCCCCCGTTGTAAACCAAGACTTACTTGCCCATTTTCTGTGGCTCCAAGCAGCTCTGCGCTGGAAGATTCGGCGTATTGAGAAGTGCTTTGCGGTTCTTGAGACTGCTGACGATCAGATCCGCCAGTTGTTTGAGAGGGTGGCTGAGCTTGAGCGATCTCTTGAGGCTTTGAGGGGATCGAAGAGAAAAACTCCTTTAAAGCAGAAAAATGCTGAAGGTTGATTTCGGCTGTCGGCGCGTGCTCGACATAGCCGCGATGCCGCCCTTTCGTCTTTAGATAAAAGATTACGGCCGTTGTGTTGCCATCGACCATTAGCTTGTCAAGAGCATCTTCGTATTCATCAAGACGCTCTTCTTCGACTTTCTTTAAATGCTCCGCAATTTCAGGGATTTTGCAGCGCTCGGCCATCCATGCCGCTGACTTGTCCAGGGCTTTGGCGGCTAAGGTTTTGTGGCCTCTTGATTTTGATAAAGCTCTGCAAATAAGGTCGTTGGGTATCTCTAAGTCATTGCGTTTTTTACGAGGGTTAGCCTTCATAAACTTCTCCTCTACAAGAGGTTATTTCTTATCTGCCTTAAGTTTTTCCAGTTCGGCAAGCTGTAGCTCTATTTTATAATTCTCTATCTCATCCAAAAGCTCTCTACGTGTAACATACTCAGCGTGCTTGTGAGAGTATTCAGAATAAGCATAATCGTGATCATGGCCTTTCAATAGTGTAATCTGTAAACTCATGTCAGAAATTTTAAATGCAAGCAATAAGTTCCATATAAATAATAATATTGCAATAAAATAAATTAAGAAAACGGCTGTTACAACACTCATTTACAGCCGCCTCTCATTGCTTTCTTGCCTACGGCTACAACCTTATCGCGTTTCTTATCAGCCTTTTCCAAACTTTTTAGCTCGCGCTCTACACCTTTGGTCTTCTTCTCAATCTTCCTGATCTGCTTATCCATCACTTTCCTTCTACTTACATCCCTTCTTCATCAGGTGGGCTTCTTTTTCCTTAATGGCCTTGGCTCCGTGCTTGCTCTCTTCCTTGTGATGTTCTTTCTTCATTTTCTCTTTCATGTGGGTTTTTTTCTTGTGAGCCATCATATTTTCCTTTGTTAGGCTTTATCCTTACTAAAATATTTTATTGGAATTTAGTGCAATAAAAAACCCCCAGAACCCTAACTGGGGGAGAAACGCTCATAAAGGAGGAAGAAACGAAAAAGTCAGCGTTTTTTTGGGGGACTAACTTTCATGCCCTTCTTGCGGGCCTCGCTTAGGGAAATCGCTATTGCCTGCTTGGGATTCTCGACTGTTGGTCCAGTCTTTTTTACCCTTGAATGCATTTCCCCTTCTTTAAAATCGTGCATTCTCTTTTCAATAAACTTCTGTGCTTTCTTCGATTCTTTGACCATAACTCTCATCTATCAAATACTCAGAATCTTCGTCAATGTTTTCTGTGCTAAATGTCCAAACGTGAATTGTTTTTTCCTCAGGTTCGTTAAGAAAAAAAACGATTGGAATCAAGGTTAGTGACCCAAAAACTAGGATTGCTTGAAATATTTCAGAGATCATAAATACTCCTATCCGTTAAACGTCAAGCTGCCTATAATTTCATTCTTTAGCAAGGAGGAAATATGGTTTTAGAGGAACCGATGGCTACGATTGAGGGCCTGCTGAGGGTGATAGCACATCTCAAGT